GCTGATGGTGTCTTTCGCCTTGAGTACCATCGCGGTTTTCACTTCCGGCGAGTATTTGATCTCGCGCGCCGCCGGATAAAACTGGCGTACCAGCTGGAAAACACCCTGGCCGATGCCGGTTGCATCAACGCCGATATATTCCACGGTGTACTTTTTCGTTAAGTCCTCAATGGATTTCGCCTGCGCAGCAAAGTCCATGCCGCGCCACTGGTGACGCTCCAGCACGCGAAACTTACCGCCCGCCACGACGGGCGGCGCGATGACGGCGCAGCCTGCGCTATCGCCGGTGTGCGACGGGTCATAGCCGATCCAGACCGGACGGTAAGCGAACGGGCGCGGCAGGTACGGGTTAAAGTCTTCCCACTCCTCAAGGCTGTCGATCATGCAGTTCTGCAGCTCGGCGAACGGGAACACGCTCGCCTCGTCGTCGACAAATTCACACATCAGCAGGTTCTGGTACTCCGCCGGGCTGTATTCAAGCTGCAGCTGGTCAATGTCGAACAGGTTGCAGCCGCCGGTCAGCGCGTCCTCAACCGTGACAATCTGCCTCCACTGGCCGTCACCGCACAGCGCGCCTTTCGCCAGGTGCGAATGCGAGAGGTCAATCTCGATGCAGTCATCTTTGCTGCGGCGCCCTTTATTGAACAGCGCGCCCGACCAGAACGGATAGGCGCTGTGCGACAGGCTCGACGGCGTAGAAAAGTAGGTGGTGCGCCATTTCTTGTGCAGAGACATGCCGCTGGCGACCTTGCGCAGCTCCTGAAACTTCGGGATCCAGAAATATTCATCCAGGTACAGGTTGCCGGTGTAGCTCTGCGCGGTGCGCACGTTCGTGCCGAGGAATATCAGGCGCGCGCCGTTCGGCAGCACGATGGGGTCGCCTTTCAGATCAACGTCAACCTGGCGGGCGAAGTCGAGGATGTAGTTTTTAAAGACGTGCGCCTGCGCCTTACTCGCTGAAAGAAATATCTGGTTGCGGCCGGTGGCGAGCGCATCTATCAGCGCTTCGCGGGCAAAGTAGTACGTCGCGCCTATCTGGCGAGATTTGAGGATATTGCGGATGCGGTGAGTCAGTCCGGCCCGGTGCCAGTTGAGCTGATATTCAAAGCAGCCATCCATAAACAGCCCGGTAAGCTTCTCGGTCTGCTCGTCGCTGAAAACGTTTTTAGCCGGCGGCTGGCGCTCGCCCTTGTTGCGGTTGCGCACGTTCGGGTTTAAGTCCGCCTCGTTGCCGCTGCTGCGGTAGCGCTCGACGCGGGCGAGGCGCTCAATCTGGCGGCCGAGCGCGTCTATCTCCTTGTAGTCACCATTCCCTTTGACCTCTTTCATGATGAGCTGAATCAACCGCGCCTCCATGCTGGATTCCACGCGACTGATGGGCGCAACGTCATCCCACGCGTCGCGCAGCTTCCAGCTCTGCACGGTTGGCGTTTTCTGTTTGAGCGTCTCCGCTATCTGGCGCACGGAATAACCCTGCCAGTAAAGCAGCGCGGCCTGACGGCGCGGATCGCTGATGATGGTGGTCGGTGTCATGTTCATGCAGCCAAGGCTACCGGCGCCGAAAATGGCGCGCCTGCTGTCTCTGTTTGCTGATGCATGAGCGGTCTGGCATTCGTTGAGGGATTGTGTCGCGGCGGAGAAACTGGCCCCGAACCGACCCAACACCCTGACCGGAGCCTGATTAATGGCAACTAAAGCAAAGCGCTTTCGCATCGCAGTCCAAGGCGCAACAACAGACGGCCGCGAGATTTCCCGCGACTGGATCTCGCAGATGGCGAAAAACTACAACCCCGAAATGTACGGCGCCCGAGTCAACATGGAGCACATCCGGGGCTATGCCGCTGACAGCACGTTCCGCCGCTTCGGTGACGTGACCGCCGTCGAGGCCGAGGAAATCGGCGACGGCCCGCTCAAGGGCAAGCTGGCGCTGTATGCATGGATTGACCCTACGCCGGAGCTGGTCGAGCTGACCAAAGCGCGCCAGAAAATCTACACCTCCATTGAGGTTAACCCGGCCTTTGCCGACACGAACGAGGCCTATCTGGTTGGCCTGGCTATTACCGATGACCCGGCGAGCCTCGGCACGGAAATCCTGAGCTTCAGCGCCACGGCCAAAGCTAACCCGCTGGCGTCCCGCAAACAGGACAAAGACAACCTGTTCACCGCCGCTGAAGAAACCGTGATCGAGTTTGAGGAGGTCGCCGATCCGGCCCCGTCCCTGCTGGCGCGCATCACCGCCATGTTTACCGGCCAGAAAAAGGCCAGCGGCGAGCAGTTCGCCGACGTCGGCGCGGCGATTACGGCCGTTGCCGAGCAGGTGCAGCTGAACGCAGATACCCAGTCACAAAACCTGTCGGCGCTGGAGCAGTCCGTCGCTGAACGTCTGGAGGCAATCGAGCAGCAGGCCGGGGAAGACCGCGCCGCGTTCGCTGAGCTGCAGGGGCAGCTGTCGCAGACCGACGGCAGCTTTAACCGTCGCCCGGCGTCAACCGGCAGCGATCCGAAGTCCGGCGCCCAGACCGACTGCTAATCAGGCGTGGCCTGAACGCAAACACCTAACACAGAGATAAACAGGAACGCCAATGCGCAAGAATACCCGCTTCAAGTTTAACCAGTTCATGACCCGCCTCGCCGAGCTGAACGGCGTAGAAACCGACGACATGAACAAAAAGTTCACCGTGGAGCCGACCGTCACGCAGACCCTGATGAACCGAGTGCAGGAGTCGTCCGACTTTCTGACCCGCGTCAACATCGTGCCGGTATCCGAAATGAAGGGCGAGAAAATCGGGATCGGCGTGTCCGGCTCGATTGCCAGCGTGACCGACACGGCAGGCGGCGACGAGCGCGAAACCGCTGACTTTGCCGCGCTGGATAAGCAGGGCTATGAGTGCGTGCAGGTCAACTATGACTTTCATATCCGCTACAACACCCTCGACCTGTGGGCGCGCTATGAAGATTTTCAGGCCCGCCTGCGTGACGCCATCGTGAAGCGCCAGGCGCTCGACCGCATCATGATCGGCTTTAACGGCGTGACCCGCGCCAAAACCTCTGACCGCGCCAAGTTCCCGATGCTGCAGGACGTGGCCGTCGGCTGGCTGCAGAAGTACCGCAACGATGCGCCGGAGCGCGTGCTGAGCAAACTCACCGACGAAAGCGGCGCCGTGGTGTCGGCAAAAATCCGCGTCGGCAAAGGCGGCGACTATGCAAACCTCGACGCACTGGTGATGGACGCGACCAACACCCTGATCGAGCCGTGGTATCAGGAAGACCCGGAGCTGGTTGTGATCTGCGGCCGTCAGCTGCTGGCCGACAAGTATTTTCCGATCGTCAACCAGACGCAGGCCAACACCGAGCAGCTGGCCGCCGATCTCATCGTCAGTCAGAAGCGTATCGGCAATCTGCCAGCGGTGCGCGTGCCGTACTTCCCGGCTAACGCGCTGATGATTACCCGCCTGGATAACCTGTCCATCTACTGGCAGGAAGGCACGCACCGCCGCCTGATCGACGAGGTGCCGAAGCGCGACCGCATCGAAAACTATGAGTCCATCAACGAGGACTACGTGATCGAGGATTACGCGGCCGGTTGCCTGGTTGAAAACATCGACGTCGGTGATTTCAGCGCGGCAGCAGAAACCCCGGCAACCCCGGAGGCGTAACGCATGTTAAGCCCTGCCCGACGTCACCGCATGCGCCAGGAGGCTATCGAAGCCTCGCAGAACGCCGACAACCCGCTGCGCCACGCCAGCGGCTATGAGCAGATGCTCATCAAGCTGAACGACGACAAGCGGCGCCTGAAGAAAGTGCGCTCCAACGAGCGCAAGGCGGAAATGAAGCGCCAGATGCTGCCGGAGTACCTGCCGTGGGTGTCCGGCGTGCTGGAGAAAGGCAAAGGCGCACAGGATGCCGTGCTGGTGACCGTCATGATCTGGCGGCTCGATGCGGGCGACGTGACCGGCGCGCTGGAAATTGCCCGGTACGCGCTGGCGCACGGCCTTGTGTCGCCTGGCGGCTTTGGGCGCGACAGCCTGCCTTATCTGCTGGCCGAGGAAGTCGCCAGCGCGGTAACGCGTGCCTGGACGGCAAAAGAGCCGGTCGATGTCGGCCCGCTGCTGGCGACCATTGCGATGACGGAATCCGAAGACATGCCCGACCAGGTGCGCGCCAAGCTGCACAAGATAACCGGGTATGTGCTTCGCGATGCGGGCAGGGCTTCGGAGGCGATGACCCACCTTGTACGGGCGCAGCAGCTGCACGACGGCTGCGGCGTCAAAAAAGATATTGAGCGGCTGGGAACGGCGATGAAAAAGCAGGC